CAAGTTTGATCCTGAATTTAAAAAAGAAGCAAATAAAATTATTAACCATTTTAATAAATATTTCAATGACAAGTAATTATTCACCACAAAAAGATTTTCCTGATAATGATGATTGGGATTACATTTTTAAATTAATGATAACCATTTCACTTTTAATAGTAGCTTTAGCAGTTGCATTAATTGTTTTAACACCTGAAATTTTTAACTACTTAATAACTTTATAAAATGAAAAAACAAGAACTAACAAAGCAAGAGGAGTATTTAATAAACGAAGTTTTAAGATACCCCAACATTAGTCAAAAAGATTTAGCGGGGCAATGCCTAACAAGTAAGCGAGATATACGCTTAAAAGTTAATTCTATTCGTAAAAAAGGATGGATTACCAAATATACAACCCCTCTTTGGTTGGTTGGTGATAACAGCGGGTATTCATTAGAAAGTAAAGACAGCCCAAGACTTGAACAATGGGCAAAGAGATTCGGCAACCAAGCCCAAGACATGAATACTATTTTGGAGGTATTTAATAGAACAGATTTATTTACAAATTTTAATTAATATTATGAGCAGTTTAAATTCACTTTATTTAAAATTATCAACTTTAAAAGAGATGGTTGATGTTTTGGAAAGAAAACAAGAAAACGGAATAAGCATTACAGTTTCAATTAACGATGAAGTTAATAATTATGGGCAAAACATTTCAGCATTTGTTGCCCAAACTAAAGAGCAAAGAGAAGCCAAAACCAATAAGTTTTATGTTGGTAATGGTAGAACAGTTTGGACTGATGGCAAGATTCAGGCGTTTGAATACAAAAAAGATTCAGGTCAAGAAAAAAAAGCCGAAAGCGATAAACAAGCTGATGAAACGGATTTACCTTGGTAATTATGATTAAAATAACAAACGAGGACAACATGCAACTTATGGCAAGGTACGAAGATAACCACTTCGACCTTGCTATTGTAGACCCACCTTATGGGATTGAAAGGTTTAAGGCTAAAGATGGTGGTAATAGCAAGAAAATTAAATCTTTTGGAGACAAAGACAAAAATTGGAATGACATTAAACCAATTGATGAGTATTGGAATGAACTTTTTAGAGTAAGCAAATACCAAATTATTTGGGGTTCTAATAACTTTAATTTGCCAACCACCGAGTATTTTATAGTTTGGGATAAAATGCAAATGATGCCAAGTTTTGCACAATGTGAGCAGGCTTGGACTAATTGCAGAGTGCCTGCAAAAATATACAGAAAAAGAAGTATTGACACTGAAAGAATACACCCCACCCAAAAGCCAGTTAAACTTTACGAATGGCTTTTAATGAACTATGCTAAAGAGGGTGATAAAATATTAGATACACATTTAGGAAGTGGTTCAATCGCTATTGCTTGCCACAATTTAAAGTTTGATTTAACTGCTTGTGAGTTAGACAAAGATTATTATGAGGCAGCTTTAAAAAGATTGAAAATTCATCAGCAACAACTTACAATTTTTTAAATAAAATTGTTATATTTGATAAAGGGTAGTTGCATTACCTAAAAATTATTTTTTTACCTAAAGCCTTTTGGTAATTCGATGCAACCGATGAACTGAAAGGCTTTTTTATTAATTAAAATTATGAACAGAGATTTATTTGGAAACGAAATTATTACAAATCCTTTATTAAGGGATAAATTTTTAGAACCACCTTTTAGTGTTTTAGATACAAAAGGAGGCGCGTGGCAAAGTAGAAAAAAAGAGTGGAAAAGATTAGGTATCAAAAGTCATTTAGGAAGAGATGCAGAGTGTAATGTAAAAACTATGAGTGGTTTAACTCCTGAGCAATACTTTGAAAAATACGGAAGAAAGCCAATGACAGGTGTATCAATTTTTGACCCTGCCTTATGCGAGTTAATTTATAATTGGTATTGTTTTAAAAATGGAGAAATATTAGATCCATTTTGTGGTGGTTCAGTTAGGGGTGTTGTAGCAAGTTATTTAGGTTATAAATATACAGGCATTGATATAAGACAAGAACAAATTAATAGCAATAGAGAACAAGCGTTAGAGTTATGTGAAATAACAAACCAACCAAACTATTATGTAGGTGATAGCAATAAAATTTTAAATGATTTTAATAAAAAGTTTGATTTGGTGTTTAGTTGTCCGCCTTATGGTGATTTAGAAGTTTATTCAGATTTGGAAGGCGATATTTCAAATAAAGATTACGAAACATTTATAAAAATATATTCTGAAATAATTTTAAAGAGTTGTAATTTATTAAAAAGCGGAGGTTATGCGTGTTTTGTAGTTGGTGATATAAGAGATAAAAAGGGTAACTATAGAGATTTTATAAGCCATACAAAAAAGGCTTTTATTGATGCAGGTTGTCCACTTTATAATGAGGCTATTTTATTACAGCCTTTAGGTACTGCAATGTTAAGAGCGGGAAAAATATTTGAAGCAGGCAAAAAATTAACAAAAGTTCACGAAAACGTACTAATATTTAAAAAACCTTAATATGATAACTTTAGAAAAATATAATGAAATAATAGTTTTAAGAGATGACCTTTTAACAGGAGGAACTAAAAGTATTCTAATGCCCTCAATAATTGGAGATGCAAATGAGTATGTTTATGCTTCTCCTGTTTACGGTGGATTTCAAATTGCTTTATCTGCTTACTGCCAAAAAGTAGGCAAAAAAGCTACAATATTTTGCGCTAAAAGAAAGGTTAAACACGCCAATACTTTAGAGTGTATTAAATACGGTGCAACTATAAAAGAGATACCGTACGGATATTTGACAGTAGTTGAAAAACACGCAAAAGATTATTGCAAAGAAACAGGTGCTGAAAAACTTGTATTTGGTGCAAATAGTATGGAAAATAAAATACTAATAGGAAACAGAATGCGACAAATAATAAAACAACTTGGGAGAGAACCAAAAGAAATTTGGTGCGCGATAGGTAGCGGAACGCTTGTAGATAGTATTTTAATGGCCACAGATAACGCGAAAGTTTATGGTGTACAAGTTGGCACAGAATATAAAAAAAAACACGACAGATTAACTGTAATAAAGTATCATAAAAAGTTTGATAAAGTAAGCAAACACAAAGCACCTTTTACAAGTGTACCTAATTATGATTTAAAAGCATTTGAATATTGTGAAAAATATAAACATTCTAACGATGTTTTATTTTGGAATGTATTATAATTTTTTAGTATTTTTGACAAAATGAAATTACTCCTACATTTAATTAAGACATTATTTATAACCCTTGAATTTGGGATGCCGTGTAGGAGTGGCTACCATTTTCAGGGGTTTTTTATTTTATAACATGGCAGAAGGTAAAAAATCAGTTTTACTCTATTGCGACTTGATTCATACCATTGAAAAAATGGACAATGAAACAGCAGGACAATTTTTTAAACATTATTTAAGATACATAAACGATTTAAACCCTCAAACAGATAACACATTAGTGGATATTGTGTTTGAATCTGTTAAACAAAACCTTAAAAGAGATTTAAAAAAGTGGGAATCGAGAGCAGAAAAGAGTAGAGAAAACGGTAAAAAGGGAGGTAGACCACCAAAAAAAGAACCCAAAGAAACCCAACAGGTTAATTCAAAACCTAAAAAACCTGTTAAAGATACAGTTACAGTAACAGTAACAGATACAGTTAATGATATTCTTTTAGAAAAAGAAACAAAAGAGATAGTTTTTCCTTTTCAATCAGAAAATTTTATTCAGCAGTGGCAAGTTTGGAAGCGATACAAAAAAGAACAGCATAAATTTACTTACAAATCAGAAGCAAGTGAGCAGGCGGCTTTAACCCAATTACAAAAAATGGCAACAAATCGAGAATTAAAAGCGATTGAAATAATTCATCATACAATGGCAAATGGATGGAAAGGATTTGTTGAGCCTAAAACAGACCCAAGAAAAGAAACACAAGAGGCTTTTCAAGCGGTTAAAGAAAAAATTAACTTTGATTTTAGTGATGGTAAATTAAGTTTTGAAAGATGAAAGTTATTGAAATATCAGAAGACCAAATTAATAGAGCAAAAAAATTATATCCTTTTAAGGAATTGAAAGGTTCTATTACAAAAGGGAAAAGTAATATTTATGGGGCATTAGGTGAAATTATTATTTATGATATTAATAAAAAAAAAGGTTTAAATGTTGATTTTAATTCTACTTATGATTATGATTTAATTATAAATAATTATAAAATAGATGTTAAAACCAAAAGAACAACAGTAGTTCCAAAACCATATTATTTATGTACTATATCATCTTTTAATACAAAACAAAAATGCGACTTTTATTTCTTTTTAAGAATTAATGAAAATCTAAAATATTGTTATCTTTTAGGTTATAAAAGAAAAACAGATTTTTTTAAGGAAGCACAATTTAATAAAAAAGGAAGTTTAGATATTAATGGATGGGCATTTAAAGATGATTGTTATAATTTAAAAATTGATATGCTTAATAAATTTAAATTTTAAGATGAAAAAATATAAGATTTTAAATTTATACGCTTGTTTAGGTGGTAATAGATACAAGTGGGATGAGGTTGCAGATATTGAAGTTACTGCGGTTGAATGGGATGAAGAACTTGCAAAATTATATCAAGATAGATTTCCTAACGATAAAGTAATTGTAGCAGATGCACACCAATATTTATTAGACCATTACAAAGAGTTTGATTTTATTTGGACTTCTCCACCTTGTCCTACTCATTCAAGAGCAAGATATTGGGCTTTTGGTTTAAATGGTAAAAACCCTGTTTATCCTAACATGAAATTGTATGAGGAAATAATATTTTTACAACATCATTTTAAAGGTAAATATGTTGTTGAAAATGTAATTCCTTATTATCAACCAATGCTAAACCCTATTACAAGAGATAGACATTTATATTGGACTAATTTTAATTTACCAAGCAAACTAAGCACAAGGAATAATTCAGGTTGTTTAAATCAAAAAAGCGTAATGCAGGATTTATGCGATTTTCATGATTATGATTTTAGAAAATATAAAGGCAATCAAAGGGTTTTAAAAATAGCAAGAAATTTGGTAGATTATGAAGCAGGTAAAACAATATTAGAAACAGCTTTAAATATTCAGAAAAAAGAAAATATGAATCAATTAGATATTTTTGATGTATGAAAACAATAAAAGAAGAAAACCCACAATTTATAAACAACCTTTTGTTAGAGTTGATTCACTACTACATGAAGTCAATAGGCCAATCAATTAACAAGGATGAGCAAATGGTGAACATAACTTTAACCGAGTTATCAAAATACATTTTTAAACATCATTTAAGCTACACTATGCAAGAAATCAGAGAAGCTTTTAGTTATGGTAGAGATAACGACCAAACACAAGGAGGGGCTATTTATGCCCAACGAATGATTTTTTGGCTTAAAAATTATCATCAGGATATTTGGCTAAAGAAAAATAAAACAGCCATACACAACGGAACCTTTAAAAAACCCGTTGAACCTGAAAAACGTTTGGCAACTTCAAGAAATGTTTCTTTGGAATTTATTAAAGACCAACAAAGAAAACACCTAAACGGTGAATTTGCAATGCTTGCAGCCTGTTATGAAACCCTTGACCGAATGGGTAAAATTCAAGTTAGCAACGAAGCTAAATGGAACATTGTTAAAAGAGCTTGTGAAAACCTTTTAAAAGAGCAGGAGAAATTAAACGATTTATTTAAATTTAGAAATGTTAAAAAAGAGGTTGAAGCAGTTGAAATTGGGAATCATAAAACATTAACGCCAAGAATAAAAGCGGAGTGCCAAAGAATTTTAGTTGGTGATTTGTTTGAAATAGAAGATTTTTAAAAATATTTACATTTTTTTTATTAAAAAGTTT